TAATCATCCCCTGCTTTTTACCATAAGGAGTTTGCTATGAGCCTAGCAGAACGGTTTATGGCTGCGTTTGAGGGCTTCAGCGCAGCGCACGGACAGACACAGATATCAGATGAGAGACGCGCTGGATAGCAGAAGGCGAAGTCTTATATTGTACGGAAGCCTCTGACATTAGAATTGATTAAGTCCCACATCGCCGGAGACTGGGGCGTTGGATCTATTCCTATTAACGAAGACAACAAGTGCCGGTTCGGTGCGCTTGATATTGATCAGTATCCACTCGACCTTCAAGCTCTTGATAAGAAGCTCCGCGATGCAGGCATCCCTTGCATAGTGTGTAGGTCTAAGTCTGGTGGCGCTCACATATTCTTTTTCTTTAAAGAGTGGATTGGTGCAGGAGAGTTTCGTGATAAAGCTTCAGAGATTTCTGCCGTACTTGGTTATGGCGGCTGTGAAATTTTCCCAAAGCAGGAACAGGTTCTTGTCGAGCGTGGGGATGTGGGTAACTTTATCAACCTGCCGTATTTTGATGCGGAACAAACACTCCGTTACGCGCTGCTTGAAGACGGCGAGGCCGCGACACTAGAACAGTTCCTCGACCTAGTCGAAGAGCGTAAGCTGGATTTATCCACCTTCCTAACACTCGATCTGGGCGGGACATCAGACCAGTTTAAGGAATGGCCTCCGTGTCTCAAGCACTTGTTGGAGTCGGGTATTCCAGAGGGTGGCAGGAACACGACGATGTTTGCTGTGGGTACAGCCTGTAAGCTTGTTGACCCTGACAACTGGAAGACATTGCACGAGACAATCAATACACAGTATTGTCAGCCGCCTTTGCCTGCGTCAGAGATCGTAACGATTCAGCAGCAGCTAGAAAAGAAAGAGTATTTCTACCCGTGTGAGCAGCAGCCACTGGCCTCTCATTGCAACAAGAACTTATGTAAGACACGGAAGTATGGCATTGGTCCGGCGCAACACACTGTAGATCTGGCTGGTCTGTCAGTGATTCTCTCTGAGCCACGGCTGTGGTTTATGGATGTGAACGGGCGGCGTCTGGAGCTAACGACTGAGGAGTTGCAGGTTCCGCTGAAGTTTCAACGTGCTTGTATGGAGCAGTTAAACTTTATGCCGCAAGCTATGAAGGCGGCTGACTGGCACACGGCGGTAAACTCTATGATGGACAACTTGAACGAGATCGAGGTGCCACAAGAGCTAACATACAAAGGCCAGTTCATCGATCACCTAGAAAACTATTGTACGGGTAATGTGCAGGCACAGTCGGCAGAGGAACTTCTACTTGGCAAGCCATACCCAGAAGAAGGGAAGGTTTACTTTAGACTCGAAGGTCTGATGAACTACCTACGCAACAAGAGGTTTGATGAATACACCAGAGCGCAGATTCAAGAGCGTATTAAGGAAGTTAATGGAGGGGAAGAATCCCACGGAACAAAAAGATTTAAAACGGTTCGAGGTGATTGGAAGTCGGCTCGTGTCTGGTGGGTGCCTGAGTTTGCAGGAGAGGTGGACATACCTGATGTCTATGTAGAGACATCGGAGGTGCCGTTCTGATGGAAACAACTATCTTCGGACCCCCGGGCACAGGTAAGACAACTAAGCTGATTAACATCGTAAAGCAGGAGCTAGAGAATGGCACACCTGCTGACCGCATAGCTTTTGTTTCTTTCAGCAAGAAGGCCGCTGAAGAAGCAAGGACTCGTGCGGCTGCGGTACTGGGTATGGATCCAAAACAAATGATCTGGTTTCGTACATTACACTCTATGGCGTTTCAGTTTAGTGGGATGAACGTACACCAAGTTATGAGAAGCAGCGACTACGCTGCGCTCGGCAAGTTAGTCGGGCTAGAGTTCGGCTCAAACTCTAGCCTGACTATGTCTGATGGAACCCTATTCACCCCCGGAAAAAGCGGAGACGCCTATCTGTCTATGATACAGATGGCAAGGGTCAAGGGCATCGATCTGGATAAACAGTTTAATCAAACAGGTGACTACAATCTTAGCTATCAGCAAGCACGGATTGTTCGCAATGCTATGCAGGCATACAAAAGTGACACGAGCAAGTTTGATTTTGTTGACATGATCGAGAACTTTATAGCCGAGGGCCACGGTCCGAGCATCGATGTCCTGATTGTCGATGAGGCACAAGACCTTGTACCTCTTCAGTGGAAGATGGTGCTTGAGGTACTGCGTCCTATCGCCAAGCGCATCTACTATGCTGGTGATGATGATCAGTGTATCTATGCGTGGATGGGTGTGCAGGTGCGTGACTTCTTGGATGCTTGCGAAAATAAGGAAATCTTGCAGCAGTCATACAGAATACCAGCGCAGGTGCATGACATAGCGGGGCGTCTTGTCAAGAGAATAGGAGTGCGTCAGGAAAAAGTTTGGAATCCTGCTACTCATCAGGGGACAGTTGTTTGGCATCATGATATTATGGATGTAGACATCAGAACTGGTGAGTGGTTAATCCTTGCAAGAACAAATTACATTGCAAATCAAGTCGCTGTTCAGCTTAAAGAAAGCGGTTATGTATTCTACCGCGAAGGTTCTGGTTGGTCTATCTCCCCCAACATCCTAGAAGCAATTGAGGTATGGTTACGATTATGCAAAGGACACGCTTTATCTGCCCAACAGTTGAAGACCTTCGAGAAACAAATCAGACCAAACATTTTGCCCAAGTCTGGGCGCTCAACAATCCGATCCCTAGACCCAGATCAAGACTACACTCTAGCAGATATTATAGAGAGATGCTCGTTGCTCGTGTCGAAGGAGACACCGTGGTACGAGGTAGTGAAGGTGTCGGAGAAGGAGCAGATATATATCACTTCTGTCCGCCGTGCGGGGGAGAAGATCCTGACGAACAAGCCTCGCGTAAAAATTTCTACGATCCATAAAGCCAAGGGTGGAGAGGCAGACAACGTATTGCTGCTTCTCGATTCTACCAAAGCAGCCATCGATAGTCCTGACCAAGACTCTGAGGTCAGGACTTTTTATGTGGGCATTACTCGGGCAAAGAAGGCGTTGCATTTAGTTGAACCAAAAACAAGAAATGGATTTTACCTATGAAAACCAGAGAAGATTTCCTCAACAAAGCAGAAGAGCTAATCAACGGTCCGAGAGCCAAGGAGTATGGTCCTGCTAAGATGAATCACGAGCGGATTGCTGCGATCTGGAATGTTTTCTTGGAGCGTAAGTTGGTTCATGCAATTACCCCAGAAGATGTGGTGGCCTGCATGATTGCTCTGAAACTGGCTAGACTTGCAGAGGACACAAGCAAGGACGACTCTTGGGTGGATATCATTGGTTATGCTGCGCTGGGTGGGGAGATCGTTAACGATGAAAACTAAATACGACGAGAATCAGATGAATCTTCTGGACATCGAGGTCAAGGAAGCTGCGATGGGCTTCAGTGAAGAAGACTGGGCACCGCCTTCTTCTCTTCCTGATCTGACGAACTGTGACAGGATCGCAATTGATTTGGAAACACGGGATCCAAACCTCCTGACATTGGGGCCGGGATGGTGCCGGGATGACGGCTATGTTATTGGCTATGCTGTTGCAGCGGGTGACTTCGTTGGCTACTTCCCTGTCCGCCACGAGGGTGGTGGTAACATGCCAGAGAAGACAGTCGTCAACTGGTTAAAGAAACAGATGGCAACTCCGCACATAGAAAAGGTTATGCACAATGCTATGTATGATCTGGGCTGGATGCGTTGGGCTGGCATTGAGGTGCAGGGTAAGATTATTGACACGATGATTGCTGCTCCACTACTGAACGAGAACCGGCGGTTCTATAATCTAAACTCACTGTCGGGCGAGTATCTGTCTGAATACAAGAACGAGAAGATGCTCAAAGCTGCGGCAGCAATGTATGGTGTCGATCCAAAGTCAGGTATGTGGAGACTGCCAGCTAGGTTCGTTGGTAAGTACGCCGAGCAAGATGCGGCTGTTACCCTTCGTCTGTGGGACAGGTTGCGTCCAGACATTATCAAGGAAGAGGTCACGGGTATTTTTGATCTCGAGTCCAGCTTGATGCCTTGCCTGTTAGACATGAAAACACGCGGTGTTCGAGTGGACATAGACAAGGCGGAGCTAGTAAAGAAAGACCTGCTTGGTCGAGAGCAGAACCTACTTAAAGAAATAAAGGAAGAGACCGGCATCTTTATCGAACCGTGGGTTGCTACATCTATAGCAAAGGCGTTCGACTCCCTTGGTCTCAAGTACCATCGGACAGAAACCTCTGAAGCGCCGTCCTTTACAAAGCAATTTCTTGCCACTCACCCGCATCCGATTGCACAGAAGATTGTAAAGCTGCGCGAGTTTAACAAAGCCAACACAACATTTGTTGAGACGATTCTTCAGCATTCTCATAATGGACGTATTCATTGTGACTTCAATCCTCTTCGTTCTGATGATGGTGGAACTGTAACGGGGCGATTCTCATCCAGCAACCCGAATTTACAGCAAATTCCTGCCCGTGATCCAGAGATCAAGGCAATGATCCGTGGATTATTTATACCAGAAGAAGGCTGCAAGTGGGGAAGTTTTGACTATGCCTCACAAGAGCCACGCTGGTTGGCGCACTACTGCGCCACAATGAAGGGGCAGAACAGACACCCGATCATCGACAATGTAGTTGATATGTATCATGCAGGTAATGCTGACTTTCACCAGATGGTTGCTGACATTGCCGGCATCAGCCGTAAGGAAGCCAAGACAGTTAACCTTGGTATTATGTACGGTATGGGCAAGAAGAAGCTGGCCGGTGTTATGGATATTTCAGAGGACGACGCCACCAGCTTGCTGCATAAGTACCACGAGAACGTGCCGTTTGTTAAAGGTATTGCCGACGCTACAATGAACCGAGCTTCAGATGTAGGAAGTATCAGAACTTATCTGGGTCGTAAGTGCCGCTTCGATATGTGGGAACCAAAGAGCTACGGCTACAACAAAGCTTTGAAACTTGAGGAGGCTATCAAAGTCTATGGTGGTCGTGGCATGATCCGTAGAGCCTTCACATACAAAGCTTTGAACCGACTGATTCAAGGTTCGAGTGCCGACCAAACCAAGAAGGCGATGGTCGATTGCTATAAAGAGGGGCTGCTACCTATGCTCACTGTGCATGACGAACTGTGCTTTAGTATTGAATCGAAGGAGCAGGCTGATCGAATCGTAGAGATCATGACAACCTGCGTCCCTGATCTTAACGTACCCTTCGAGGTT